ATGAACAGACCTGATAAGGTTTGGAACAAATTATCTACAGCAGAAAAAGAAGTTGGTGGTATACCAAACTCTAGCGAAGATGTTAAACAAGCGCATGCTGCTGCAATTGAAATGTACATACAGGATCATGTTGGTTTAAAACACGATGGCGATGCTGGTAATATATATTTCAATGAAACTTTGCAAGATTGGGCTAAGTTTGACATAAACAATAGAACAAAATACGATGCATCAATAAGCTCTGGTTTGGCTATAATGGCTTGTAATAGACATTTATATAGACCTAATGCTGAAGTGCAAAAACAAAAATTGAATTTAAACTTTGCTAGATACAAAAATTCTGGTGTAAGATCAAAACTAATAAATAATTAATATGGCTGAGGCAGTTACTAAAGGATACTTTCCAAGTCAAATCGTTAGTGATTTAGAAAAAATGAGTGATGACTACGGGCTCAAGGTGGCTAAAGCCATTGAGAGCGAGTGGTTCAAAAGAGACTCAGGCACTAACAGGTTTTTTGGTAATCAAACAGAGTTTCATAAATTAAGACTATATGCTAGAGGTGAACAATCTATACAAAAATATAAAGATGAATTATCAATTAACGGTGATTTATCGTATCTTAATCTTGATTGGAAACCAGTACCTATTATACCTAAGTTTGTAGATATAGTAGTAAACGGTATATCTGAAAGAGCTTTTGATATAAAAACATATACACAAGATCCTTACGGTATGAGTAAGAGAACTAAGTATATGGAGTCTGTGTTAAGAGACATGAGAACTAAAGATATATCTAAATTTGCTAAAGATAATTTTGGTGTAGAGATAACTGAAAATGACCCTGAGAAACTACCAGACTCGCAAGAAGAATTAGAGCTACATATGCAGCTTACATACAAACAAGCTGTAGAGTTGGCAGAAGAGCAAGCTATAAACGTTGTGTTAAACGGTAATAAATATGATTTAACTAGACGTAGAGTTAATTACGATTTAACTGTTTTAGGTATAGGCTGTGTTAAAACAACATTTTCAAAAGCAGAAGGTATTAAAGTAGATTATGTAGATCCTGCTAATTTGGTTTATTCTTACACTGAATCGCCTTACTTTGATGACATATATTATGTAGGTGAAGTTAAAAGTGTACCAGTAAACGAACTTAAAAAAGCTTTTCCTAATCTTACACAAGATCAATTAGAAAAAATAACTGGTCAAGGTTTTCAAAATAGTGGCTTTTATAATAGAAGTTTAACAGAGCAAAACCAACTAGATAAAAACCAAGTACAGATTTTATATTTTAATTACAAAACCTACGCTAATGAGGTTTATAAAGTAAAAGAAACTGCAACTGGTGCTAGTAAAATTATAGTTAAAGAAGGTGACTGGAACCCAGTTATTAATGATGCGTTAGAACAAAGATTTGGTAAACTAGAAAAATCAATAGAAGTATTATATGAAGGTGCTTTAGTTTTAGGTACTGAAATAATGTTACAGTGGGGATTAGCTAAAAACATGCTAAGGCCAAAAAGTGATTACACTAAAGTTCAAATGAATTATAGTATATGTGCGCCTAGAATGTATAAGGGTCGTATAGAAAGTTTAGTAGGTAGAATAACTGGTTTTGCTGATATGATACAGCTAACTCACTTAAAGCTACAGCAAGTAATGTCTAGATTAGTGCCAGATGGTGTTTATTTAGATGCTGATGGTTTAGCTGAAATTGATTTAGGTAATGGTACAAACTATAATCCACAAGAGGCATTAAATATGTTCTTCCAAACTGGTAGTATTATTGGTAGATCATTTACATCTGATGGTGATATGAATCCAGGTAAAATACCTATTCAAGAAATACAAAACAGTGCTGGTAGTGCTAAAATGCAAAGCTTGATAGGTACGTATAACTATTATCTACAAATGATAAGAGACGTGACCGGGTTAAATGAAGCTAGAGATGCTAGCACACCTTCAAAAGACTCGTTAGTTGGTGTTCAAAAAATAGCAGCAGCGAACAGTAATACAGCTACAAGACATATACTACAAAGTGGTTTATTCTTAACAGCTGAAACTGCAGAAAAAGTTTCATTAAGAATATCAGACATATTAGAATATTCACCGACTAAAAACGCATTTATCCAAAGCATCGGTACGCATAATGTAGCTACACTTGATGAACTAACTGAACTACATTTATATGATTTTGGTATATTTATAGAGCTAGCACCAGATGAAGAACAAAAGCAAATGCTAGAGAATAATATACAAATGGCATTGACTCAACAAACTATAGATCTTGAAGATGCTATAGATTTAAGAGAAATTAAAAATGTAAAGTTAGCTAATCAGCTTTTGAAAATAAGACGTAAAAAGAAAATGGAGACTGATCAAGCAGCTCAGCAACAAAATATACAAGCTCAAGCTCAAGCCAATGCTCAGGCTCAACAAGTTGCAGCGCAAGCAGAGGTAGAAAAACAACAAGCGTTAACTCAACAAAAACTACAATTAGAGCAAGCTAAAAGTAAATTTGAGTTAGAAAGATTAATGCAAGAAGTTAATTTGAAAAAAGAGTTAATGAATCATGAGTTTATGATTAACATGCGTTTAAAAGGTATGGAGCTTGAAACAGTTAACGCTAAAGAAAAATACAAAGAAGACAGAAAAGACAAGCGTACTAAAATACAAGCTAGTCAACAGTCTGAATTAATCGATCAAAGAAAAACTAATAAACCACCTAAAAACTTTGAATCGTCAAGTAATGATATATTAGGTGGAGGTGTAGGGTTAAATCAGTTTGATCCTAGATAAACATTTGTTTAATTTTATAATATTATATTATGGCAGAGAATCAAGAACAAGAAAATGTTCAAGAAGAAGTTGTTGAAGAAAAAGTAGAACAACAAGAAGAACAAAAGCCAGAAACTGGTTTTCAAGAAGACGGTACTTATAAAGTAGATCTTAATAAGATACCTAATCCAGAGCAACAAGAAGAAGTTGCTGAAGAACCAGTTGCTGAGCAAGAACAAGAGCAACAAGTTGAAGAGGTTACTGAAGAAGTTACTGAAGAGCAAGTTGAAGAAGAGGTTCCAGTTTTAGAAGAAGTTACCGAAGAACAAGTTCAAGAACAAGTTGAAGAGGTACAAGAAGAAGTAGAGGAAGCAATAGCTGAAGCTCAAGAAACTGGTGAACCATTACCGGAAAACATACAAAAAGTTGTAGACTTTATAAATGAAACCGGTGGAAGTTTAGAAGATTATGTAAGATTAAATCAAGATTATAGTGGTCTTGAAGATAAAGATTTACTATATGAATACTATAAATCATCTAAACCACATCTAAACGTTGATGAGATTAATTTCTTAATTGAAGATGAGTTTTCTGTAAATGAAGATGAAGATTCAGATAGAGAAATTAAAAGAAAAAAATTGGCATTAAAAGAGCAAGTTGCGAATGCTAAAAACCACTTAGACGGGTTAAAGTCTAAATACTACGACGAGATCAAAGCTGGTAGTAAGTTACTCCCTGAGCAACAGAAAGCAGTTGAGTTCTTTAGTAGGTATAACAAAGAGTTAGAAGAAACTAACAAAATGCAGGAACGTCAATCATCTATTTTTAAGCAGAAAACTAATAGCGTTTTCAACGATAACTTCAAAGGTTTTGAATATTCTGTCGGCGATAAAAAATATAGATTTAACGTTAAGGATGCTGAAAAGGTAAGAGATACCCAAGGTGATATTAATAATTTCGTTAAGAAGTTCTTAAACGAAAACAATGAAATGTCAGATGCTAATGGTTATCACAAATCACTTTTTACAGCAATGAATCCTGATTTGGTTGCTAATCATTTTTACGAGCAAGGTAAAGCTGATGCTATAAAAGAAAGTGTAGCAAAAGCTAAAAACGTTGATATGGATCCAAGAGGTACACACAGTAAACCTGTGAACAACTCTGGGTTTAGCGTAAGACCGGTTGGTGATAGTTCTGATGACTATAAGTTTAAAATTAGAACAAACAAAATAAGTTAAATTTAAAAATTAAAAAAAA